ATGAGATTTGATGCAATCGACGAGATCGAAACGTACAACAATCTAAATTGTTGCGATCGTTTAGATGACGAGCAATTATACGTCATCACAAATAAAGATGCTACAGAGTCGAGAAATCAAACAAAAGCTGACGTGATTGACTATGCGACAAGCGAGCTCACAGAAACGCTACACAGTATTATCAATGCAGAAGATGACGAAGATGCGTTTGAATGCGCAAAGGGGTATTTAGCTCAATTTGATGCTATCAGGGAGGAAAAATAGATGAATACTCAACTAGCAAAGGTCCCAGTTAAACAATTGGTACAAAATGATAAAGTAAAAGGCATGATCGCAAATGTATTACATGAACGTGCCCCGCAATTTGCAACATCGATCGTAAGTATTGTAAATAGCAATCGATCACTAGCAAATGTAGATCAAATGTCGGTGATCCAATCAGCGATGGTCGCCGCAACGTTAGATCTACCAATCGACCAAAACTTGGGCTATGTGTGGCTTGTACCATATAAAGGCAAAGCGCAAGCACAGATCGGATATAAGGGTTATATTCAGTTGGCGCAACGAAGTGGTCAATACAGAGCGATGAATGCTGTTGCTGTGCACGAAGGAGAGCTCATAAGCTGGAATCCACTTACTGAAGAAGTGGTGTTTGATCCAATGAAAAAAGTATCAGATACAGTTATTGGCTACATTGGATATTTCAAACTATTAAATGGATTTGAGAAAACAGTGTACTGGACTAAAGAGCAAATAGAAGTTCATAGACAGCGTTTTTCAAAAGCTGGGGGCAATTCACCTTGGAAGTCTGACTTTGATGCTATGGCTAAGAAAACAGTGCTTAAAGACCTGCTTACAAAGTGGGGCCCTATGTCAACTCAAATGGCGGTGGCAGCATCAAAAGATGAAGCAGATCCAGATCCTGTAAATATCGAAGCTGACGAAACTACAAAAGACAAACAAGCTGAAGATCTATTCAATCAGGTATCAGAGTTGCCACAGGAGAGCGTTAAAGAAGTTCCTAAGGAAAATACACAATCAGAGCAAACGACGGCTAAAACAGCTCCTAAAAAAGCAAATAAGTCTATACCAGTAAAAGCGGTGGAAAAAGAGAAGAAAGAACCAGCTACAGAAAAGACTGACGATGTGAATGAGATCATCAAAACAGTACCTGATGAAACGCCAGATGAAGAACAAACCGAGCTGTTGAACCATTGGGGTGAGCTTGTAAATGAGTAAGTTTGAATTAACACAAGAAAACTACTACAGTTCAGAAGCTAGTCAACACTATATGAGTGTGTCGCTATTCAAAGACTTTATGAAATGCGAAGCCTATGCACTCGCCAAAATGAAAGGTGAGTGGAAGGAAGAAGAAACGACAGCGCTGCTAGTTGGAAATTACGTACACAGCTATTTTGAAAGTAAAGAAGCGCATCAGAAGTTCCTCGATACAAAAGGTAAGAAGATGGTAACGAAGCAAGGAAACCTTAGAAGCGATTATCGAAGAGCTGACGTAATGATCAAAGCGCTTGAACAGCAATCACGATTTACTGGTCTTTATGGACCGGGGCAAAAAGAAGCTATCGTCACTGGCAACATCTATGGCTATCCGTGGAAAGGTAAAATTGACAGCTTGAGCCTTGAAAATCTTTATTTCTGTGATCTAAAAACTGTTGATGATATCCATAAAAAGCATTGGCGGGAAGATAGCAGACAATACGAAAATTTCATCGCTGATCGTGGGTATTTTATGCAAATGGCTGTATATAGCGAACTGATCGAGCAGACATTTAATGCTGAATGTCAACCGTTCATGTTCGCAGTAAGTAAGCAAGATCCACCAGATAAATTAGCGATTAAATTTACTAGCGATCGATCTTTAATGCGTATGCAAGATGCAATGCGCATGATCGAAGAAAATCAAGAGCATATCCAAGGTGTTATCAGAGGCGAAGAAGAACCAATCAGATGCAATAGATGCGCATACTGTCGAGCAACTAAGATGATTGATCTACCAGTCGATGCTTGTGATATTGAAATTTTTTAGAGGTGATTATATGAACGCATTAAAAATATTGAGACTGGCAGGGCGTCTATACAACTTAACAGACGAACAACAGAGTAAAGATATGACAGATGAAGAAGTGACGTTAGTATCTCAGATCTTGTTAATGGCTAATGATATGAATTTAGAACCTGCACAACTAGAACGAGTATTTTGCGAAGCAGACGAGCAATATAACAATTACAAGCTCAAAAGCAAGATTTAACAACACGAGCCAGTAAGCTAAACTGCCGGGCGGGTGGGAAGCCCGATTAATTTGAGGAGGTACAATCAATGGCACGCATTAAAAAGCTACGTCAAAAAGGGTTTACGATCGTTGATAATACGGTGATTGAAGATACAGAACTTTCTTGGAAAGCTAAGGGTGTGTTCTTGTATCTTTGGAGCAAGTCAGACGATTGGCAATTCTATGAAGTTGAAGTTGCCAAGCACGCAAAAGACGGGCGAGACAGTTTGCGTAGTGCGTTGAAAGAGCTTGAAACTAGAGGATATTTAAGACGAGCAAGAGATCGAAATGATAAAGGTCAGGTTACTACATCAGATTGGGTTTTGTCGGAAAAACCTATGTTGGAAAATCCTACACAGGAAAAGCCTATGCAGGAAAACGACACACTACCAAGTACTGACTTAACCAAGTACTTATCTAACCAAGAACTGAATAATAGTTGTAGTAGTAAGCAGCTAGACGAAACTAACGCATTTGTGGCTTATCAGCTATCAGGAGCAACGCTTAACGGCAAGACAACACCGATGCTAACGGACTACGTTCAACGTTTAGGCAACGATCTAGTTTGTCATGCTATCGACATAATGAGCGTGCAAGCTAGTCATCCTAATTTCTCTTTCTTACAGAAAATTTTAGATGGCTACGAGGATGCAGGGATCACAACTGTTGAGCAAGCGGTTGAAGCAGAGAAGTTATATAAAGATAAAAAGCGACAACGACAAAATAATTGGAGTAACAGACGAAATAACGCATCAAATGAAGTGGAGTGGTATGAATGAGCAGTGCAGAAGAATTTGCTAAGCGTAACATTCCAGGATTTAACATTTCTGAATTGATCGAACGCATGAAAACCGAAGAAGGAAAACGACTACTGAACTTAACACGAGAAGAGTTTTCAGAATTTCATAAAAATAACGAACTAGCATTGAATGAAAAATGGAGAAAAGATCAGCAACGGTTAAAGTCAAAGTTTTGTTACCGCAATTCTATTTGGTCTGGTGGTGAAGAGATCAAGTTCAAGTTTTCGGATTGGGATGTAAACAGACAAAGTAACCCTCAAGCAGCGCATGCTATAGCAAAACAAGCATATACGCTAGCTACTGAATTACTTACGGATAGCTTTAATGTGACTATGTACGGTAAGTCTGGGACTGGCAAAACCAGCCTAGCGATCGCAATGTTGACAAAGATACATGAAGAGTCTGGTAAGTCTATTATGGTCGTTTCGACTGCTGAACTATCATCTTTGTTAGCTGATCAATACACGTATCAAAAGACAAAAGAAAAACTTGACGATCTGAAACGTGCACTTACTGAAGTTGATGTCTTATTGCTTGATGATTTTGGTACTGAAGGTGGAATCATCAGTGATCTCAAACCAGTAAGACGAGATTTGCAGAACTATCTTTATCAAGTAGCGAATGGACGTTTTCAGGGAAAGAAAACAACGATTATCACGACTAACAATGTGGATAAGCATTTTGTACAGATGTACGATCCCAAAATCATCAGTCGATTAGTGACGAAAAATAAGGATCACAGAATTTTATTTAACGACATGAAAGATGTAAGAGAGGTATAGAAATTTGAAAGTACAAGGCATTTGGGAAAGCATGAGTGCTGTCATCTATGAGATCGACGACAAGTGCTATTTCTACAACAAACAGCACAACGAAATGCCGTATTTATCAACAGGACAAGAAGTAAGCGCTAGTCAATTAGGATCACCGTACAAAGTAATCAGACGTGTAGGTGTCTATCCCGAACTAGCATTTAGCCCGGAAATGAAGGAGGTGGATCGTATTGTTGAAGGAGTTTAAACCAATAAAGCGACCAGCCGAGCCGATGCTGTTGGACGTCAAAATTGAACTAAGGCATCTAATGCATCACCAGCTACAATTGAGCGCTGATGAAGCTTTTAGAGAATGTCAGAAGCTAGTCAATACTAAGAAGTCTGACATCGTCTCATCTGAGAATGCTGCTAAATGGTTAGTTGAATACGAGAATGTATTGCTTAAAGCATTTATGGAGCACTGGGATCTTGATGACCCACCGAAATATTGGACAGGAGAGTGATAACGAATGATGTATAAAACTATCACAATGGCAGATGAAACAACTTTTGTTAATTGCTTGGTTGAGCAAATTGACGATAAAAAAACACCTTTTCCAGATAACTCGTTTGTGCGAATTACCGAAAAAGGTGTGACCTATCTAGTAAATACTGACTATATTATTTTTTGCGAGATTTAGCTTGTGCTAAAGCACTACCCGCAAGAGATTTGGTGAGCTTACTAGTATGTCCACTTTTTAAGGCTTTGGATGCTTTAGTCGCAACCTTACGCGATGTCGTTTTACGACTTGAAGATTTTGTCATAAAAAATATCTCCTTTCTGCGAATTTCAAATATGAGTTTTAGGAGGCTGCATATCTGATACAACTAATATAATACTATATTTAGTATTGATCAAGGAGAAGGCACTATATGTTGTGGTTAAAAATCAAAAAAGAGTTAGTGGAACAAAACATCTCAATGTACAGACTCGCTAAAAACACTGGTATCAGTGCAACTACTTTGCAGAATTACAAGAACGGCACTGAACCGTCATTCAAAAACATGTGCAAAATAGCTGACGCTTTGAACGTCAGTTTGGATTATTTCAGAGAAACGGAGAACGGAAAATGAAATTAAAAAAGGTGTGTGATGCGATGATCGTAGTTAAGTGGCTGATGTTGATTGCATTCATGTTATTTATGAGCGTAATCGCATTTGCTCATGATGAAAAATGACGAAAACGGTATTTTTTAAATATATAGTGATGAATTTAGATAGTATAATCGCAAAATCGGCGTTTTTTGGATTATATCAATTGGAATTAGATGTCTATTATCCAAAAATGGTTTTTAACGATATAAATTAGTATAGTTCGGTAGTTGCTGAATAAGTACTGCCGATCGTTGTTGTCAAAGTTTTACAAGTCGGCTTTGATGACTTAAAAATAATGGGCTATTGCATAATCACAGGCTTGCAGTGAATCTATTGATCGTTTAGATACTCACAATTCTGGATCAAGACTTCACAAGAACTAAATTACAGCCCCGTAAAGGACGCCTAAGCGGTTCGAGCCATTTGTCTAGACAATAAATAAAAAATAAGGAGACAAGAGAATATGGACCAAATCGAGCAAATTGTGAGTGGCTTAATGATGCCGATCAAAAAAGAAGTCAATGACGCTTACTATTACGGTAGACACCCGGAGAAAAGCAGAAAGGTGCTAAGCAATCTAGAAGATGAATTGGCTAAGAAATTTAAGGAACAATATGAATTGGGCTGGAAAGCTGGCGAACAAGCTACATTGAAAAAGCTTTTAAAGGGGCTAGGTGGTCATAAATAAAAAAAGCGCAGTGACCAGACACCACGCTCTCCCAATAAAATTCAACAACTCATTATAACATAAGGGAGAGCGGTCTAATGGAACTTGATTTAAAAAAGGCACAAGAATTTCAACTACAATTTGACAGAATGGAAGTCGATACAATCGAGACAGCAGCAAAAGTGCGCAATTTTTTCAAGCAAGATTATCCAAAGTTGATTAGATGGGCTGGTGTGAACGGTGGCTACATAAAATCACCAGTGATGTCAGATGAACCACGATCGCCTTCCTTTGGAAACCGGGCAGAAGAAAAAATGGACAAGCGTATCTATGCGCAACAGACGCTAGCAAGCGTTGGTAAGGCTATCAATGTGATTAGTGACGAAAGCAGACGGATCTTGATCGGTGTGTATGCAGACAATAAAGACGCATGGAGTATGTGTGAAGTGCTCGGGTGCGAGCGATCGCGTTATCAGCAAAAGAAACGTAAAGCAGAGAATGAGTTTGCTGATGCGTTTGAGACTTGCTGCCTTTGGTGGAAAGACCTACATGTTTATAAATGATATTAAAGCTCGATTTATTCGGGCTTTTTTGTTTACACATGGTATATACATAGTGTATGCTAAATATGTGAGTATCAACTAAAGGAGATTACTGTCTATGTTTGGAGTTAGTCGAAAAAATTCGGAGGTGCTAACATGATAATAAGTGTAAGACAATGGGGCAATTCAAAAGCGATCCGTCTACCAAAAAGCTTGTTGGCGGAACTCGGAGAAAATTATGAATCGTTCAATGTTGAAGTAGAAAATAAAAAGTTGGTTCTAACGCCTGAAATAAAAAAAGAAAAAGCGTTGGATAAGTTGTTTAAGGATTATAGTGGAACTAGATCTGACTATCCTTTTGAAATTGTTGATAAGGGTGGAGCAGTAGGAGAAGAACTTTATTAAGATATTCGTGCGAGTGGATTAAAGTAGCGTTGTAACACGAAAATTTTAACAAAGGAGCTGGAGTATGAAGGAGATTTTAGAGCGTGGAGACATCATTTTAGTTTCCAATGATCCGAAACCTTACGAAAGCAACGAGCAAAAAGGAAAGAGGCCTTGGTTAGTCGTCAGTGAAAAACTTTTGAATGAAGTCAGTCCATTTGTTTGGGCCGTGCCGTTCACTTCATCAAAAAGAGAATATCCGTTGGCGATTGATTGGGCTTCGGTATATCCGGGTTCGGTAACTAAGGGGACGTTATTATGCGACCAGCTGACGACAATGGATGTCTTGCACAGGAATTATAAGCGACTTGAAAAAGTAGAAATTCCTGAAGAAGTAGACTATCGTATCCAAGCAATTCTCGGATACAAATAAAAAAGCTATCAGCAAGTAGTAAGGCTAATAGCTTGGCGATATACTGGAATGGTTATCCTTAGTATATCGTCTTTTTTTGTTGCCGTAAACAGAAAAGGTTTAAAAAATTGGACATAGAGTGTACAAATATCGTACACAAACGATACCTACACTGTGCTACTATGATAGTGTTCCAAAGCTGGGACATGAGTTTGATTATTTTACTTTGAGAATAATTAATTGTACAACATGACGTGCTGAAGCGTCGCTAAACAAGTTCAGCGTGTGGGCGCGATAAGTCCAGCTCGCAACTGACCGAAGCGAGCAAAATGGTCTATCAAGTGATTATGTGTTGGTGCAATTCCAACCTAGACCTTAGTTAGAAGTGAGTCGCTAAGCTACTGATTTTGGTGTATATTAGTATGCGAGGTGGATTGATATGTTTTTTCAAATTTTAAATGTAGTATTAGTTGTAGTTATGACAATTTTAGTAATTGTTGTTAAGGGTCTCCCAAAACATATTTCTGAAATTATGATGGAGAACATGAAACACAAGAATGCTAAAGAGTTACAAGTAGAGTCATATTTTAAAGAGTTAGGTGGTAAACAGCAATTAGAAATTTTATCTGTATGGACTAATTTGTTGGTAGATCTCGAATATATGAAAAAAATGTATGGGATCGATAGTAAGGGTTCTGTGGAAAGATATAATAAGTTGATTCATGATACTTTTATATATGGGTCGGACAAAACAGTTAAGTTGTTATCTTTATATACATCAAGTATGTACAGAGGTAATACCCGTCAAGCTAAGTTAGTAATGTATATAGCATATATTGCAAGTAGCTTAAAAGAGGATTTTACGGGATATAGTAGTAGCCCTCAAACTTTACTACAATTAAAAATGACAGATTACGAGCAAAATAAAGAAGAATTTATAGAGATGCAGAAAGAAATTGAACACGAACTAAGGGAGTGATTTATCATGCTTAGTAGTGCCTCGCTTTTTGTAATATTATTAACTGCGTGTTTAACATTATTTGTAATATTAGGAATATTTATTTATGTTATTAAAAAAATAAAATAGTTGGTAAATTTTGTGAGGTGTAAATATGATCATGAACTTAATTATGAGCTCAATCGCTAGTGCAATAGGTGCATTTTTGGGGACAAAATTTGAACTAGGATCCTATAAAAAGAAGAAAGAATATGATGATGAACATGATAACTACAAGAATCTTATGAAAAAAATTGTCCCAGCTTTAACATATACTTCGGCGTTATTTCCAACATTTGATACTTTACCTATTGATGAGCCAGAACGAGAAAAGTTTATTAAGCAAAGGTATACTATGGCTTTTGACGCTCAACTTGAATATTGGATATTTTTGCAGAAAAATCGCCCATTTTGGGATGAAGATTTTTATAAAAAACTTGAAAAAATTAGTACAGAAATGCGTTCTATTCAAAAGATGTATACTTGGAAGTTTTTTGTAGACGGACAAAAGATTGCTGCTATGAGTGCTGAAGAAAAATATAAGGAAAAATGTTTAAATTTAAGAGAAGATGTGTTAGAAAATGTGTCAGATTTAGTACGTGAGAAGATAAATATAAATTAGTCAGTCTTTATGGACTGGCTTTTTATTTTGCAGAAAGGAGCAATATGAAGCAAACAAAAAATGCTGGTCTTGTGAGCTGTGGCTTGGAAGAATATTTGATCAATAAGCTTGATCGTGAGACTAGCAAGAAAGACGACAAGAAGAAGTAATTTAAGCAAATTTCAAATTGGAGGTGGGTGATATGAAGTGAAGAAGCTAACACCTAAGCAAAAGGCGTTCGCTGATGAGTATATTAAGTCTGGTAATGCGTATCAATCAGCTATTAAAGCTGGATATGCAGAAAAAACGGCTAAAAATGCTGCTACAAAAATGGTGGAAAATGGTGGAATTTCAAATTACATCAACGAGCGTTTGAAACAGATCGAAGATGAAAAAATTATGGATATGAAAGAAGTCATGCAACGCTTATCAGAAATAGCAAGAGCTGAAGGTACGGAAGAAGTTGTCACTAACCAAGGTGATGTTATTTTAGTAAAGCCAAAAACTAGTGATCAAATCAGGGCAATGGAACTCATTGGTAAACGTTACGGTGCATGGACCGACAAGAAAGAAGTATCTGGTGATTTAAATATCAATGTGGGTATAGGAGAGTGGGACGATGATTAACTTGAACTTTCCTGAGCCAAGCAAAGTATTTAACAAACAGATCTATGACAACTTACAAGACTATTCTAAATTTATTGAAGTTTGGTATGGTGGTGCTTCTAGCGGTAAGTCGCATGGAGTTGTACAGAAAGTAGTTCTTAAATCATTATTGAATTGGCGCTATCCACGTAAGGTATTGTGGCTACGCAAAGTCGATCGTACATTAAAGGACTCCATCTTTGCTGATGTGCTCGATTGCTTGAGCAGGTGGCAGTTACTGGCATTATGTAAGGTAAATAATTCAGATCGCACTATCACGCTGCCAAATAAGGCAGTTTTTTTATTCAAAGGGATGGACGATCCTGAAAAAATCAAATCGATCAAAGGCTTATCCGATGTAGTCATGGAAGAAGCAAGTGAGTTTACCTTGGATGATTTTACCCAGTTAACTTTACGTTTGCGTGAACCTAAGCACAAGAAGCGACAATTGTTTGTGATGTTTAACCCTGTTAGTAAAGTTAATTGGACTTATAAGCAATGGTTTGATCCGCAAGCTGAAATTGATACAACCCGCGTTGCAGTCTATCATTCTACTTACAAAGATAATCGGTTCCTTGATGAAGAAAATATCCGTACGATCGAAAATCTAAAGAAGACAAACCCGGCTTATTATAAGATCTATACGCTTGGAGAGTTTGCAACTTTAGATAAATTAGTCTTTCCTGTTTTCCAAAAACAAAGACTACACGCAACAGATCTTGTTGATATACCTAGTTATTTTGGGCTTGATTTTGGTTTTGTGAATGACCCAAGTGCATTTATACATGTTAAAGTCGATCAGAAAAATAAGCGTTTATATGTGCTTGAAGAGTACACAAAAAAAGGTTTGCTGAATAACGAGATAGCTCGAGTTATAAAACAGATGGGTTACTCAAAAGAAGTGATCACTGCAGATGCTGCTGAACAAAAATCGATCGCAGAGTTGAAGCGTGATGGGATAGATCGGATAAGACCGGCTAAAAAAGGTCCGGACTCTGTTATTCAAGGTATCAGTTTCTTACAACAATATGAGTTAGTTGTTGACGATCGTTGTGTCAAGCTCATAGAAGAGTTAGAAAACTATACGTATCAAAAAGACAAGGCGACTAACGAATATATCAATAAGCCAGTAGATAGTTATGACCACTGTATTGATGCTATCCGTTATGCAGTCGAAGAGATCAACGGTCAAGCAACGCCTAAGATCAAAGTATACGATATTTCAATTTAAGGAAGTGATGTTTGATGAGTGGAATTGACGGAAAAGGCATGATAGGTGCAAGTGACATGTTTATCTTTCCAAGGGAAGAAGAGTTAGATAGTGAGTCGCTAAAAGCTTTTATCGATTATAACGAGAGTTTGAGTGCAAATTACAAAAAACAGTTAAACATGTACCGTGGAGTATATGACATCGAAAAAGAAGATAAGAAGCCGTTGAATAAACCAGATAATCGTATAGCTATCAACTATGCTAAGTATCTGGTGAATGTGTTCAATGGCTTTTTTGCTGGCATCGCTCCGCAGATCAGTCTGAAAGACGATAAGCAAAATGATCAGTTGCAAACATTCAATACCTTAAATTCAGTCCCGGATAAAATCAGTGATATTGCTAAGGCTTGCAGTTTATACGGACGTGCGTACATGTTTTTATTCATGGACGAACAAGCAAGGTTAAGAGTTACGATCTCGCTACCAGCTAATTCTTTTATCATCTATGATGATACGGTAGCACATGATCCACTATATTTTGTTCGTTACAGTAAAGATAAAGACGATAACCTTAGCGGACAAGTTTACTCAGCTACTGAAGTAAAGGGATTCGATGATGATTTTAAGTATATCGATCAAGAAGCAAACGTACTTAAAGCAGTCCCAGCGATAGAGTTCATGGAAAATGATGAACGTTTACCGCTATATGATAAATCAACGGTGTCGATCATGAATGCTATCAATAAAGCTATGAGTCAAAAAGCAAATGATAGTGACGCGATCGCAGACGCATATTTGTTCTTCAAAGGCGGGGAACTGGACGAAGAAGTTTTAGAGAATATGGCAGATAAGCGCGTTATTGCAGTTTCTGCAGGGGATAGTGATGCGAAATTCTTGGAACGTCCTAGCGGTGATGGAACGCAAGAGCATTTACTTGATAGATTGGTTCGTAATTTATTTCAGACAACGATGGTCACTAATTTAGATGACGTCAATGCAACTGGAAGTGATCAATCAGGATATTCGATCGAACTCAAAATGCAAGGCATGCGATCATTGGCAGCAGTCAAAGAGCGAAAATTTATCATCTCATTAAGACAGATGTATCAAATTGTCTTTAGTGTTGAAGGTATCAAGAAGGGCTTATTAGGCAAGGTCAAGGAAAAGATGATCGGGACTAATAGCGATCCAGTTAACGATTTGGTATTCAACTTTACACGTAATCTGCCGAAAAATGTTCAGCTTGAAGCTACAGTTGCCAAGACGCTAGAAGGAATCGTATCGAAGCAAACCCAATTAAAAGCTATTCCAAGCTTAGTTGATGATCCACAAGCAGAGATCGATGCAATGCGTGAAGAAGAAAAAGATACGGTAACCAATGCTATCGAAACTAATCCAGCCAATTATCAGTTCAAGGAAGTAGAAAGCGATGAAAGAAAAGAATGATTATTGGGAACAGCGTGAAAAAGAATGGATATCTAGTCGCATCAAGAAAGATCAAAGCTACTTGGACAAGATGGCAGAGCGCTATCAAGTTTTGATCGGCGACATCGAAAAACAAGTCAACTCATTTTATAGCAAATATGCGCTTGATAATGGTTTATCTATGAGTGAAGCGATCCGTAAAGTTGATAAATTTGATGTAAAAGCATTTGAGAGAGAAGCAAAGCGTTTAGTAGAGAGCAGGGACTTCAGTGCCAATGCAAATAAGCAACTGAAGATCTACAACGCAACGATGAAGATAAATCGCTTGGAATATCTAAAGGCTCAAGTCGGTCTAGAATTAGTCAAAGTAACAAATAAAGAGCAAAAAGAGCTGGATGAGTATTTAAATACAGCATATCTTGATGAAGTAAAAAGACAGTCAGGGATCTTGAGTAAACATAAAAGCCAAGAAGTTGCTAAAAAAGCTCGTGTGGTAGCGTCTGCTAGCTTTCAAGGTGCTACATGGTCAGATAGACTATGGATAAATCAAACAGTGTTAAAAACGAAACTAGACGCTTTGATAAGCCGTGCGATGATCCAAGGAACTAATCCAACACAGTTAGTATCTATGTTACGAAAGAATGTAGCACAGGAAGTAAAGAATGCCACGAGTGTTATCGAAAGATTGGTCATCACAGAGGCTGCCCGTGTGCAAGATGAAGCAACTATGCGATCGTTTAGAGCTAATGGATTTAAGTTCTGTAAGTGGATAGCCGAACCAACTGCATGCAAATATTGCAAAGAGATGGCTGAACGAAGCACTGAATATGGTATCGGTGTATATCCAGTTATGGACGCATCGATGATACCTAAGCATCCGAGATGTCGTTGTAGTAAAGCTGCTTACTGGGTAGACAAAGAAAATCTTGCTCCAGGGATATTTGAAAAATGGTTTGGTAAGAAAGAAAAAAATGAGCCCAAAGAGGTCTTTCATGATTACCCAAGTGATATTGATACGATCGTAAAGAGGTTTGTTTCAGATAAAAACGTCCAAGCATTAGGTGAGAAACGAGCTAAGGAATATGCTTACAGATTGTCTAAAGCACCAGAACAGTATCAGAAGATTTTTGCGATGTATAAGGATAAGGTTGAGATTGCCAATATTTCTAAAGATGTGGCGAATAATTCTTATGATCCTATGGATAAAAAAATATATCTGAGAGATGTGGCTTTTGCAAAATCAAGTATACAAAAAGAATATGATTTGGTTTATCACGAGTTTGCACATGCAATTGATAATAGTTTGAAAAATGTTTCAACGAAAGATGAATTCAAGTTGGAAGATACATTGCGAAAGGAAGTAGTGGAAGGTGTTGAGAAATATCTTTCGATACACTATCCGAATTTGAAGAATACTCGCAGAGAAAGCAAAACTTTTAGTATATCACTTGACAATGGACTTTTTTCGAAAGAAAATATAACCAAAACAGGTAATATAGCAGACATTTATTCTGGAATAACTGGAGTAATATTAAGTTATGGACATGCTCCGGGGTATTATGATACGAAAGGAAAGATAGCTAGTGAGTTTTTTGCTGAGACAGTATCGACTGCAATAAATAATCCAGAAGCGTATGAATTTCAAAAAGTAATTGCCCCTAAAAGCACGATGATTATCGAAAAAATCATCAAAGAGGTGTTGAAATGAAAGCATTCAAAAAAATTTTACTGGAAAGAAAGACTACATGGGAACTTTTGAGAGTCTACATTGATCAATTCGGCGAAAGACTGCCAATAGCTCAGATGTGTGTAACTGATAGTGAATTGAGGGAAATTCTAATTAAAGCATTAGTTGAAAACAAGAAGTATAAGTTGAAAATCCCTAAGGGACATATTGTGTAACTAAAGAATTGAGAAAATAGGATGATAAAAAGATACTTTTTAAAGCGAAAAAGACTATCTGAGCTTTTGGATCTATATTTTGAAAAACTTCATGAACCCCTTCCGCTAATGTATATGTCTGTGACTGAAGAAGAATTGCGTGAGAAGCTTATTGAAGCTTTGTTAACTAATAAAAGAATTGAATTAAAAGCTCCTAAGGGATGTATTGTATAACAAGAAAATATTTAAGTAGCATTCAGCGTAAGTTGGATGCTTTTTATTTTGCCTTTTTTCCGGGATCGCAGGCGTTAAAGAACGATCGTGAGTATATAGTCTACCAGACTTTAAATGAGGTGTCGTTATGAAGTTAGATTTAAAATATTTTGCTGAAGATGTTTCCGACGCTGAAGAAACTAGTGCACAAGTCGAAGCAGTAGAAGAACAACCAGCAAAAGAAGAGAAGATGTACACGCAAAGCGAAGTAAATGAAATTATGCGAAAACGTATGGACCGAGCGATGCGTGAACAACAAGAAAAGATCGATGCAGCAAAATCAGAAGCTACTAAGATGGCTAAGATGAATACTGAACAAAAGCGCAATTATGAGCTTGAAAAAGCCAATAAGCGTGCACAAGATGCAGAAGCTAGATTAGCTAGGTTGGAGATGCAGACAGTGGCACGTAAGATGTTTGATGAAAGTGGCGTTACGATCACAGATGAAGAGCTAGCTTTAGTTGTAACTGACGATGCAGAAACAACTAAGTCAAACGTTGAAATGCTGACAGAGTTTGCTAAAAAAGTACGAGAAAAAGCTGTTAATGAAGTTATGGCAGGTAGTACCCCTAAAAATGTAGGGATTTCCAAATCGGCTAAATCAGTTTCAAATATTGACGAGTTGAGTATGCGAGAGATCGCTCAACTAAAAAAAGATGATCCAGAACAATTTAAAGTATTGACAGGAGGAAAATAATCATGGCAGATACAATCACACAAATGGCGGATATGATCGATCCTGAAGTTTTAGGGCCAATGGTACACTATTCACTTGAAAAGGCATTGCGTTTCACACCGATCGCCAAAACAGATGATAGTTTGAAAGGTAAACCGGGTGATACATTGAGCATGCCTAAGTTTACTTACATCGGAGACGCACAAGACATTGGCGAAGGACAACCTATCCCGTTAGATAAACTCGGGACCAAGAGTGCATCCGTTAAAGTAAAAAAGGCTGCTAAAGGTACGCAGATCACAGATGAAGCACTATTATCGGGTGAAGGTGAACCTTTGAAAGAGTCAACGCGCCAATTAGGGCTTGCGATCGCAAATAAGATTGATGATGATCTTTTGACGGAAGCTAAGAAGGGTAAACAAAAAGTTACCTTTGCACCAACTGTATCCGGTGTTCAAGACGGTTTAGATGTATTTTCAGATGAAGATGATAAGCAAGTTGTGTTATTCGTTTCACCAGCAACTGCAGCAAAGATCCGTATGGATGCGGTTAAAAATCATGCTGGCTCAGATACGATCGCCAATGCTCTTATCAAGGGGACGTATTTTGACGTCTTAGGGGTGCAGATCATTCGCTCTAAGAAATTGAAAGATACTGAAGCTCTATTTATTAAGGCCGACAATACATCACCAGCATTGAAATTGATCCGTAAGCGTGATATTCAAGTCGAAACTGATCGCGATATTACTAAGAAGATCACAATTATGACAGCTGATCAACATTACGCAGCATATTTGTATGATGATACTAAGATCGTAGTTGGAACAGTACAAGCTGAGACTGCAGATAAGTAGGTGAACATTCATGGATGTTGAAGCAACGGTTAGACGTATTTTAGGATTTGATGATTCTAGAGAAGATGATATGCTGATCGTAAATATCATCGAAGTTATCAAATCAAGGTTAAAGTCTAAATTAGGTGGCTTAGATGAAGTCCCTGTTGAATTGCAGTATATCGTAGTTGAAGCATCCATCGCGCGCTTTAATCGTGTAAACGATGAAGGTAAAAAGACTGCTAGTGAATCAGATGTAAGTGCTACCTATGAGACTGATGACCTTGCACCGTTTGAAAGTGACATTCAAGAATGGCTAATGCGCAATGATAGTGGGAAAAGGAGGTTCATGATGTACTGATGAGATATACAGACACAGTGATCTTTGTTGTGAAGGCAAATAAGCATTATGATCCTGATGCAGGTAAAATTGTGGGTGGAGAGCTCATGAAAACTAAGCGTCGATGTCATGTTAGTTCACCGAGCTTAAGTAAATCAGTATTGGTATTTGGCGATTTAAAGACAAGCGATATTTTGATACACCTTAAACGAAGATATACAGATACTTATGATTATTGTTTGGTCAATGATCGTAAGTATTTTTTTGTACGTGAAAACATCGTGAATCGTCGTCAAGTCATTGTAGTAAGGGGTGACAGCTCATGAGTGCTGGGGTCAGTGTTTCAGTAGATATGGACGAGAACTTTGTTCAATTCTTGTCTAAAAATGTCAGTTTAGGTAAAGAGGTTGCTGATGTAGTCAGAAAACACGGGGCGGGAATGCAGCAATTAGCCCAAAGTTATGCACCTGTAGATACTGGTTTTTTGAAGAGACATATCAATTTAAGTTTTACTATGTATGGCTTTGTGTATACGGCCGTTGTGACTGGTGATGCTGAATATGATCCTTATCAAGAATATGGCACACGTTATCAAGCTGGGACTCCGCACTTGCGTCCTGCTTTGTACAATACTGAAGATAAATTCATTGCCGACATGAATAGATTGGTGCGTGATAAGACATGAGTAAAGAACCTAATCAAGCTATTTATGATGAGCTATTTAAAACATCATTGGCACTAGGATTTGACACATATCCTTATTTGCCACCAGAAGTTAGTTATCCATTTGTATATTTCGGAGAACAGTTTGGAAATCCGTTAGAAGTAAAATCAAATGTTTTAGCAGGTAAAAACCGTCTGTCGATCCACTTGTATGGTGAGCATGACGATAGACGAGCCCTGACAGATATGAGTCAAAAGCTAGTCAATGAAGCAAAAAAGCTACGCCAAGCAGATATTTATAGCGTTGGATATGTATCAAGTAATACAAGGACGTTACTTGATAATTCCAGTGCTCAGACGCTTTGGCATATTGTAATTGAAATCGAATTTGAATATTTAGGAGGCTGTTAATTATGGCACAAACAAAAACAAACGGCGCCGTACCGGTTTACGGTAAAGATCACATTTTAGCTTTCCGTCTGTTTGATGAACGAACATCAAAGGGAGCTACTAAGTTAGCTTTACAAACTAAGCATAGCTGGAAGTTTGAAGCTAAGTCAGACTCGACTGAAACAAAAGACGGAAACATTAACTCACCAGCAACTGCTTCCGCTACTTTAGAAATTGAAGCGATCGCAAGCTTGGATGAAGTAAATGAAATGTTACGTGGTGCAGTTATGAGTTCTAAAATGCTTGAAGTATGGGACATCAATTTAGCAGATAAACGTAGTGATAACAAATACGGAGCACAATATGCTCGCGGATATTTGCAATCGTGGGAAGTGCCTTCTGAGATCGGTAAATTGACTGAGATCAAAACAACAATGAATGTTGACCAGTTACCTGTCGAAGGAGAAGCAACTCTGACAGAAGAACAACAATCGGCTATTCAATACGCATTTGCTGATACAAATCCAGCAACAGAAGCTTAATAGGAGGATCTTTAAATTATGTATGTAAAAATTGATGGTAAGAGCTATGAGTTGCGTTTTGGTGTGCGCTTTGTGCGCGAACTAGACAAAAAGTATAGCATTGAAGGTCCCGTGGACTTCGGGACGGGTGTAAATAATATCTATGCTCGTTTGCAGTCCCCTAATCCTTATGCGCTTTATGAAGCCTTACACGCAGCTTTACAACCAGATTTAGATCTAACAGAAGAAGAGTTTGATGCTTGGGTAGACTCATTCAAGAGCGAACAAGAATATACCCGTTTTTTCGGTCTGTTTACAAAAGAATTGAAGAAGCATCGTCAAACGAGACCACTAGTAAAGAACTACGAGAAAGTAATGAACGAAGTCAAAAAGCAATTCGAAAAAGAGAAGAATTTGAAAGCGCAAGATACTATGAAACCATAGTTGCCAATGCTTTTAGACTCTTTAAAATGACTGATCTAGCAACGATAGAGAAGATGACACTCAAAGAATATAACTTGAGAATGCAAGCATATCGTTTGCAACAAGTTGATAGAATGTTTGAGCGTCGAGATCTTGCGTGGGCGATCGTGACAGCTAAATCAGTAGATAAAGAAGGAAATTATATTTATAGAGAGTTCAAAGATTTCTTCGACTATGATGAAGCTATAAAAGCAGTCGAAAATGTCCAAGTCAGAGAAGAAGATATGGACCAAGATCTTGTAAGAATAGCACGTAGGCTGGCAGAGTATCGCAAAGGAGGTGGCAAGATTTGAGTACTTATGATTCTAGAGTGACTTTAGGAGCTAATATAACCCAATATGTTGCCGCCTTTCGTGAAGCAACTGCGATCTATAAAAAATTCAATCAAGAGATTACCAAAGGATCTATGTCTTCGACAGATGCCTTGACTAAATCATCAAATATAGTTTCAACGGCTGTTAAAGCTACTGCTGTTGGTGTCACCGCATTAGGAGTAGCAGCGATCAAAACGGGTATGGACTTTGAACATCAAATGTCTCGTGTGGGCGCTATTTCTGGTGCTAATGCTAAGGAGTTAAAGGCAATGAATGATCAGGCTATCAAGCTTGGTGCAGATACAGCCTTTAGCGCCAAAGAAGCAGCAGAAGGTATGGAAGCCCTGGCTTCAGCTGGATTTGATGCTAATCAGATCATGGCAGCAACTCCCGGCGTAATGGACCTAGCAGCTGTTTCCGGCGGTGATGTTGGTGCAGCCGCTGAATATGCAGCAACTGCTTTGAACGGCTTTGGTTTAGAAGCAGATAAATCTGCACACGTTGCTGATATTTTTGCGCGTGCAGCTGCAGATACTAATGCTGAAGCAAAAGACATGGGTGAAGCGTTGAAGATGGTCGCACCTCAAGCGCACACTGCAGGTTTAAGTTTAGAAGAAACTGCCGCTGCGATCGGTTTGCTATCTAATGCTGGTATCAAAGGTTCAGAAGCAGGATCTAACTTAGCGATGGCACTGACAAGGGTCCAAAATCCTAGTGGAGAAGCTAAAAAAGCTATGGACCAATTAGGCTATAGCGCCTTTGACTCATCGGGAAAGATGAAGCCTTTAGCGCAACAAATGAGCGAATTGCGTGAAAAATTGTCTGGAATGACCGATCAGCAAAAGCAATACTACTTGTCTGAGATTTATGGTGTTCAAGGTGGACGAGCCGTTAACGTCTTACTATCGCAACGTTCATATGCTTTGCAAGATTTGACCGGTAAACTCCAGAATTCAGATGGCGCTGCTTCTGAAATGGCTAAAACAATGCAAAACGACCTAAAGAGTTCCGTAGAACAGTTTTTTGGTTCATTGGAAAGTTTAGCTATTATCATTGAACAGACATTTGGCGGAGTGCTAAAAAGTGGCGTTGATGCCGCAACCGATAAAATTGGTCAATTCAACGACTATTTACAAAAAAATCAAGCCGAGATCCAAAAGAGTATCGGCAAAGGGATTGAATTTGCTAAGAGCTTTATGGACATGTTGCCGTCTATCGAGTCTGTCACAAGTGCACTTAAGATCGCTTTACCTGCATTTTTAGCACTGGAGACATTTAAGGGAATCGGTGTTGGTGGTGCGAAAACGATCCAATTTTTAGAGACACTACAGGCTGACCTAAGTTTAGTGCGTACGGGTATTGGTATGACTGGCTCGGCCATAAGTACTCAAAATAGTATCATTTCAATGGCTTTTAGTGGTATCTACAATAGCTCTAAAAAGGCTGTGTCTGGGCTGAACCATTTCTTGTACATGTCTACGTCGGCTAGTGGTGCAGAGTACATGGCAAGTAAGATCAAAGGTGTTGGATCAGCTTTAGCAGGTATTCCAAGTAAAGCAACTAATGCAACTAAAAGTTTGGTCACTTTTGCAACAAATCCAAAACAGGCAGCGATCAGTTTGAATGGTGCATATGCAAAATTGCTAGGCACTATGGGGGCATCAGAAGCTCAAATAGCGTCTTTAGCACCTACTGCGATCAGTTCGAGTAGCGCAGTAGCTGGCTTGGGTGCGTCATTAGGTTCATTAACGATCATAGCTGCCGGTGTTGCAGTGGTAGCTACAGCTATTTATATGGCATGGTCAAGTAACTTTATGAATATCCAAGGCGTTGTAAAGACTGCTATTGGTGGTATCAAGTCAATGTTTGATTCAATGAAGCCAGCAGTAACAGGTGTGTTAGAAGCTTTGAAACCTATTGGGAAATTATTAGGTAGGATCTTGAAAGTTGTCGGTGCTTTAGCTATCGGTGCACTTGTTATGGCAGCTATTCAATTAGCCACAGGTCTTCGTTTAGTTGCTGATGTTTTAGTAGGACTGATAAAACTGGTGACCTCTGCTGGTAATGTGTTTAAAGCTTTAGGCCAAGCAATGACTGGTGACTTTAAAGGAGCAAGCAAGTCGATCGGTGCAGCTAAAAAAGATCTTGGTCAGGCAATGGATGCGGCTAAGGATATGGGACAAGCTTTTGTTGACGCTGGAAAAATTGGGTATGAATCATTTTCACAGCTGGGCAAAGGTGGTAAAGAAGCTAAGGAGAGTTCTGATTCTGCCACTAATTCGACTAAACAACTGAAAAAATCAGTTGAAGCTGTTTCTAACTCCGCTAAAGAGATGAAGACGACTTTCGAGAATTCAAAGGCAAAATTCAGTGATCTTATTAATACTGAAGGTGTATCAGATAAGACGAAACAATTTTTGACTGACGTTAATAACACATTAGATCAGTATCAAACAAACGCTCAAAAAGCTTCTGATAAGTACAGTAAAGCTATGACTGACGCTGAAGAATTAACTGGTAAAAAGCGTGTCGAAGCAGTCAATAAGGCAAATAAGGATCTTGCCAATGCAACACAGCAAAATGGACAAAACTTATTGAATATCACTTCTGACCTTGATAGACAGCTACAAGATAAACGTTTTTCCGATGGAACAGCAATGACTGAAGATCAAGTCAAAATGTTGACTGACCAAAATAATGCGATCAAGCAAAAGTTGATTGAACAAAACCAAATTTTTGCTGATGCTCAGATGACACGCTTGCAAAATGGCGAAAAACTAAATCAGCAAGAGCGTGAAGCAACTATAACCACTTTACAAGCTAATTATGAATTGCGGTCTCAACAGATTCAGCAGGGCGAGGAGAAGATTAAGCAACTCAAAGAGCAATTAGACAATGCACAAGATCAAACGACCAAGGCTCAGTTACAACAGCAGATCATCCAACAGGAAGTTGCGAATCAGCAAATGCTGAATCAACAGTTACAATTTGGAACTCAGATGAATATGACGATCGCTAATGGATCTAAGTTGAATTTTGATACTTGGTCTAATGGCCTGAAGAACATGTCTAACGTAACTAATGAACAATTACAGTCCATGTATCTTGCTTTTGTCAAAATGAATGGAGATACTGGACAACAAATGCAAGCTTTTGCGCTGATGTTGCAACAGACAGGCACACAAGGTGTTGATAATTTAGTTCAAGCATTATCAACAGGTAAAGCGACTACAACACAGATCGCACAAGCAATCGCTAAAGATGGTACCGACGGTTTGAATTCTTTGCCATCGGGCATGTTCGCTAAAGGTGATGAAGGTAAAAATAAATTCATCGAAGCATTAAAAGCCGGGGACTTTAAAGGTGCTGGGCAGTATCTAGCAACGCAGTCGAGTGAAGGGGCTAAGGACAATAATAGGCATAGTAAATCCGGGAAAGATAATGCAGATAGTTATGTAAAAGGTCTTAATAATAAGAAGTCTGAAGCCAAAGACGCTGGTACACAGCTTGCTGAAAGTTCTGTAAAAGGAACAAAGAGTAAAAAGGCTGAGATGAAAGATGCTGGCGATACATTAGGTTATCATGCAGCCAAAGGTGTCAGTGGACGTAAGGGAGATACTAAAGACGCCGGTGATACGCTAGGATATCATGCAGCTGCTGGAGTTCGGGGACGAGTAGGTGATATGCGTTCGGCTGGATCACAATTAGCTGCGGGGGTTGCTTCTGGTATCAGTTCCAATACTAGTGCTGCTGTTAGTGCTATGGCTAGTCTAGTAGCTAGTGTAAATGCTGAGGCTAAGAAAGTCGCAAAGATCCATTCACCATCTCGATTGATGAGAGATGAAGTGGGTAAGTTCTTAGCGTTAGGTGTTGCTGTCGGTATCACTGAAAATGAAGACGCTGCATCAAAAGCAATGGGCAATATGATCGAGAATATTAAGTCTAATGTTACTCGACTAGATCTGTTGCTTCCAAGTCCGATAAATGATAGCAATATCAATTTGAACAGTACTAATGAATTGAAAGTTAGCTCATTTGATACGACTAACGATCTTTTACGTCGCTTGGTCGACAAAAAGCAAGTAATAGTACTAGATTCTGGGGTGGTTGTTGGTGAAACCAAAGATCTTTATAATACTGCTTTTGGTGAAGATATACAGTTGCAAACGAGGTGGAATTAATGGGATATGAATTTATGGATACCCAGCCTGCATATTCAAAAATAGATGAACAGTTACGCACAGAAGGTATTGTTTTTGGGGACTTTGACTCACGCACAGAAGGATGGTGGCTACTTGAACGTGACGCCCCTTCGCCAAATGAGAAAGCGATCGTTGAGACTTTGCCATATATGCAAGGAAGTTACGATTTTTCAGTGTTTGATGATGAAAGGTATTTCGAAAATAGAACTCTGACCTACAAATTTAAAGTGGTTGCTAGTCCATATGCTGATAGAAAAATGTTAGAACATGAGATCAAAAGAAAGTTGATTCCATCTAAGATCCAACGCTTGATCGATACTCACGATGCAAATTATTTTTGGAAGGGTAAAGTTCAATCAGTCACACTTGCTGATGATAACAAATATCAAACGTTGGTGGCCACGATCACATTTAACTGTTATCCATTTGCATTTGCCAAAAATTATGAAGGATCCGACATTTGGGACGATGTAGAATTTGAACACTGGGTATTTCAAGAAGTGAAATTTGATGTCTTTGAGACTCAAAAAATAGTTTTGACCAATATCGGATCACGCTCGGCAATATGCAATGTTGAAGTTACTGGAAATGTTTGGATTAAAGGCGATAATACTGAACTACAGGTAAATCAAAGCAACTACCAAGGTGTTGAGATAGTATTGGCTAGAGGGAAGAATTATTTTGAACTTGCAGGCAAAGGAACTATCTACTTTAAGTTCAGACGTGAGGAGATGATTTGATGTATCGTATCATTGCTTATAATGATCCAACGGACAAAGTTGGTTATATCATTCATGATCCACGTATTGACAGGTATATTTCAGCAGGAAAGCTGACTTTAAAAGAAGGTGAAATTGATGACCTTACGCTAAAGGTCAATCAGAAAAGTAATCTGTTCAATAATGTTCGACCGATGCATACGCATGTTGAAGTTTACGATGATAGCAAATTGATTTTTAGAGGTCGTGCTCTAAAGCCTACCAGAACGATGGAATCTAGTGGGCAGTTCATTCAGGAATATATTTTTGAGTCGATCGAAGCATATCTGTTAGACAGTGTTCAAAGATTTGCTGAGGTTCATAATACATCTCCAGCTGGTTTCTTTCGTATGTTGATCCAAGTACACAACAATAGCGTACCTGATTGGAAGAAATTTGAAGTCAGAAAAGTTGATGTGACCAACTCGACTGATAACGTCTATCGGTTTGTTGATTATACCAAAACTAGAGATACAATCAAAGAAAAGTTATTAAGTCGTTTAGGTGGCTTTTTACGAGTTAACTATCATAACGGTAAAAATTATATTGATTATGTAGTTGATCCTGGTAGCGACCATCTAAGCGATACCCCGATTAAATTGGGACGTAATTTAAAGTCAGCTAGTATGACGATCGATCCAACTAAAGTGATAACGCGACTTATTCCATTAGGAGCACAAATAGGGCCCCCACAAAGTGAAAATGGTAGTGTTGCTAATGGGACAAGACCCAGAATAACAGTCGCAGATTTAAATGGCGGAAAGGACTATTTAGATATACCTGATCTACAGCAAGAATTTGGCATCATTAATGGAACTCAAATCTGGGATGATGTGCACGAACCACAAAATTTACTAAGAAAAGCAAATGAATGGATCAGTGCACAGTCGGCCACGCACACTCAGTGGACTATTTCAGCTATAGAATTGCCAGAGTATAGTACATTCAAAGTGTCTGATCGTTATTTGTTTATCAATCCGGGAATCGTAGAACCACAGATGCTGAGAGTGACACAAAAACAAATTGATCTAACTAAACCTTATGAATCGTCATTAACGATAGCCGAGAAATCTTATGGATTGACTGAGTATCAAACAAAGCTTCAGCGATCATTAGGGAAGATTGATGATTTAAGACGTCTACAACAATCAAATGCATCACAAATATCGCAATTACGACAAGAAAATCAAGTGTTGGTCAGAAATTATCAAAAATTGTATCAAGCTAATGAACAGCTAGCAACTGAGTTCAAAGAGATAAAAGACTTAGTTGATAAGATGAATGATGCTGATAAGGTTGTCATTGATCCTGTTAATGGTGACTGGACGCCTGTTGTTAAATATGCTGCTAAGTTGATGAAAGTAAATTTAACAAATGATAGCCTGAAAGTAGTCTTATCACGTATCAAGCAAGAGTCAAATGGTGACCAAACTGTTGTGAATGATTGGGACTCCAATGCGCAAGCTGGTCATCCAACGATCGGTTTACTACAATATCGAGATGATACATTTGTTCACTGGGCGCTTGAAGGTTACACAGATATTCGCAAAGGGTTTCACCAGTTGCTAGCTCTATTCAATGACTCAAATTGGTTGCGTGATATATCAGTCGCTGGCGGTTGGGGTCCAACTGGTAAAAAGCGTTTTGTTAAGTTACCTGAACAAAAATTATAAGGGGGATTGCAATATGGTTGTTAAATATGACGATGATACTCCAATTACCAAACGATTACGAACGATGGCAGAAATTGTTGAGGCAATTCGACATAAGAAAAACGGTAAAGATGTACGTGAATCTATTGCGCAACTAGGAGAGTATGTAGTTGCTACAATTTCTGAGATTGAGCATTTGAAGTCAGCAAAAGACAACAAAGACGAGTTAAAAAATTTTGTTACTAAGCAAGACTTAGATGTACTGGATAAAAAAATCAAGCGTATTATTTTAGGTATTGATCACGATACGATCAAACTGGTAGTTCGTGAGATTTTGAAAGAAGAAGGAGTGATCTAATTTGCAAACATTAACTTATACGATCGGTAAAGATCGACGTGCGTTAGTTAAAGACATCCAAGATTTTCATATTGACTTCAAGTCAAGTGAATCCAACTGGGTGCAAGCACGGCAATATGAAAATGCTATGCGTCAAGTGTTTGTCAACGTCAAAAACGACGATGGTACACCGTTTGATCTAACTGGTTCAAATATCTGGTTTGAAGGTGTTTTACCAGATAAGACGCATAAGATCTTAGATGCCAAACATGCAGTCCTGATCGATGCTCAAGCTGGACAATTTCGGTTTGACCTACCTGCGCAAGCTTTTGCTGTTGCTGGATCGTATGTACAAGCGTTCTTTAGGATCGTGCGAGATGGAAACTCGATCACAACGCTTGAATTTAGCTTAGAAGTTTTAGCTGATAAAGTGATCAGTGGTCTTGTAGCTCGTGATTACATGACACCGTTTGAAGATCTGTACGATCAACTCGAAATCATTTTGAACAATGCAGATGGAAAAATGTCAGGAAAATTGACCGAATGGGATACAACCTTTAAAGGCACGATCTCAGAACTTGAGAAAACTGGCCATGATACACAAACTTGGCTAGAAGTTGCTAAAGATCGGTTGCAAGTACTTGACGATAAGATCAAGCAAGATGGGCTATTTACAAAGCAAGAAGCTGACGTGCTCATCAACAATATCAATTTAATATTAGAAGATCGTGTGCGACAACTTGATGCTGCGAGAAATAAGATCGAAGAGCGCTTTGCGTCATTAGAAACTGAGCCATTGACGCATAAATTGAAGTATCATTCAGTTTCAACCTCGATCTCGCCTAGAATGGAGATCTCTGATAATACGCTTGAACATCTTAAAAATATAGGAGCAACGATCACGTTATGTAGCATGGTAAATATTACCAGTAAAACGGATAGTGATCCACAGCTTGAAGAAGATCGGATCAATGATACGGTCGTGAGGATTAAGGCAAAAGGGTTAAAGATCGACATGCTTAAACCGCATTTAGGAGTTAATTGGTCAGATGGTTTTTATCGTGGTGAGTACGTTCCAGACTCCAATGTCGACTTTTTCAATAATTGGAAGCAGATCTTACAAAAGTGTGCCACTATTTGTGATACTCACAGTATCCCTATTTTGTGTATCGGTTGTGAGCAAGTTCAAAATACACAAGCTAAATTTAACGATAAATGGTCAACGATCGTTCAAGAATTGCGCCAAGAGCACCCGAACTTATTACTGACTTACGCTATGGCTGGCGAAGAACACAGCAAATGGCAAGAACGTGAGTGGATGTCTCAACTTGATTTTGTTGGTTTAAATGTTTATCCATCGTATGTAAGCAAGGAAGATACGAGTGATAACATCAGCGTTGAAGAAGTGATCGAGGGCTTTTATTATGATCACTCGGGAGTAGCCTTTGGCAAGCGGATGCGTGAGATTAACCGCTACTTTAATAAACCGATCTTTATCACTGAAGTTGGTGTGATGCCTCAAGTTGATGGATTAGTAACATTGATCGGTAAGCATACAGGCCAAACACCACAAGATTTCCATGTTTCAGCGCTAGCGATGGAAGCAGCCTTTAGTGGATGGATGAAAGATTTAGATTTCATTGTGGGCTTTGCTTGGTGGCATATCAGAGAACCGTTTGAGTTCTTTGATGAAAGTTCAAATGATGTGTCGGAAGCAGAACAAGTATTTAAAAAATACATCAAGGAAGGGAGAATTTAGTCTATGAATAATCGCGGACCAGAATTACCACTGTATGGGAATTACAATAGCTGGAGTACTGCACATTCAGAAAAAGGAAACTGGCATAAAATCTTTGACGTCATGCTACAAGATGATCCGACGAAACTAAATGCAAAAGATGCTAACAAGTTATCACAACGTAGCTTGAGACGTCTTTTTTTAACTGCGCTTGTCTATGATGGTACAGCAGATAAAATTCAGGAAACGGGATTTTTAAATTTACAAGTTTGGATCGATGGTTCTGGTGATAAGAACTTAAAAGCAAAGGTCTCTTTGGGGCAAGTAACAAAAGCATCTCAGATCGGTCGACAGATGGAGTTTAGAGTTTATTGGAAAAGAACAGATCTACCAGAAACTGTTGAATATAATGTTCAACTTTGGGGCAGAGCAACGCCTTACTGGTCGAGGATCGCAATTCATCCAGTACATTTCGATACAATTTATCCAGTGATAAATCCATATAGCGAAGTAGCAAATTATCACTCAAATAGTTATGAACGATTGAATGCATTATTTGCTAATATCGGTGAAGTGTCTGTAACAGATAAACAGCTAGACAAGTTAATGGAAAATTACCAATATGCGAGAACTGATGATTTCGTTCAATCAGAAGCAAATAATGATGGTGAAGTAGTGATAAGTCCTGAAAAAGAAGTAATTAATGTCGGCTCAAGTGAGGGTGGAATTAAAGCACTGAGAAAAGTCAAGATCGCTGGTGAAGGGGACTATTATGGAAAGCGTATTAGAATTATCAACTGGAATAATGTAGTGCTCAAAAATGGCGGTTCAGTGCAATCACATGATGCAGATGTCATTTTATGTCCGGGGGGTAAAGATTATCAGATGAAAATCAGTGAAATGGTCGAACTGGTCCGACATAGCAACTGTTGGTTCTTGTTAGGAGGTCATGAATAATGCGACAAGTTTTTTGGTTTGATAGCTATGGCAACGTTCAAAGTAAAGAAGTTGCTGAAGATTATGTTTTGCAAGATGGTGAATTAGATCCACAACCAACACCAGATGTTGAGACTAACAAAGAACAAAAGGCATTTGCGACTTTGGGAATGCAAGTGGCCCAACTAAAGGCGCAAAACACGCAAATTTTAGGAATGGTTGGTAAATTAGGATTACAACTTGCGAAAGGAGATGCTTAATATGTGGGATATCGCAGTAATGTGTTATAACGCAAAACTTTATTCAAAGGACGATGTCAAAGTTTATGTGCAAGCTGGCTTTGGAACACCAGAACAATATAAAGAGCTCGTTGGTGAGCAATACGAAGTAGCAGAAAGCAACAAATAATAAGTTAGCGGTGGTAAAAATAAAAAGGAGGTGCTGTTTTGCATCATGAATTTTTAGGGCTCAGTTTAAGCGATTGGACAGCGATCATTGCGATTGCTAGTACGTTTTTAGGTGCACTAGTTAAAGCTTTGACACACTCGCTGGAAACGGCACTTACACCGTTGCGAATGACGATCAAAGAGTTAAATGACAATATCGCCAAGCAGGAAAAACTCGGATCAAGACGTGAACAGATGATCCAAGATAATAAACTAGATATCGTAGCTCACTCAAAGGAATTAGAAGATCACGAGCGTCGAATTTCAAAGCTCGAGGACGAAAAATAAGGGGGTACATCAAATGGAATTTAATGATGTAGTAGTAACGTTATTTGTGACTGTGCTAACAGCTGTGATCACATTTGTAGGTAGTGAAGTCAAAAAGAACGTACAAGCTAGAACGATCTTCAATGTGCTCGAGCCACTGGCAAAAGATGCCGTGATCGCAGCGCAAAAACTTGGAGTAACTGAGTATTTGAGTGGTGCGATGAAGAAAAATCATGCGGTCCAAGTTGTGGCACAGGCGTTATCAAACGCAGGGTTCACGGTCAAAGATGAACAAGTGATCGTAAACGCAGTAGAACAAGCCTACGCCAAACAACGTGATCTGTTGAAACAATACCCACAAAAGGAGGCGGAATAATTGAAGAAGAAACTGATCGGAGTTGTCGCAACGGCAGCTCTTTTTTGTACACTAGCAACTACGTCTAATGTAGAAGCTGCGCGTACTGACATGGTCGATGTCTCAAATCACAATGATTATATGACAGTAGGAAACTTTACCGCAATGCGTGATCAGTACGGTGTCAAGTCAGTTGTCACCAAAATCAGCGAAGGCGCATACTATCATGACTACACAGCAAAAAATAACATCAGCACGGCCCAGCAATCAGGATTGTATATCAACGGCTATCACTTTGCTCGTTGGTCTAGTGTTGGAGGAGCACAAGCCGAGGCTAACTATGCAGTAGCGATGGCTAAAGCTGACGGGTTACCGATCAACGCTGTTTTAGTTGCTGACGTTGAAGCTGAACAACAGCAGAAAGTACCCAAGAATATTAACGATCTAGCAGTGATGGAATTCAAGCGGATCGTAGAACAAGCTGGCTACCGTTATGACATCTACACCTCACAAAGCTGGAAAAATGATGTTGTTAGTGTGCCTAATGGGACTGGTTGGATCGCGCAATATCCATATAACGTGACTGCTGATCGACATACACAACACCATGCTTGGCAATGGGCAAGTGATGCTGTATTCAATGGATCTTATGGACACTTTGACGTTTCGCAGCTTTATGATAACTATTACACTGGTGGCCAAGATAAAAATGCTGTGATCAGTAACAGCGATACGCACCACGTAGATAATCAGAGCCAAGTAAAACAAGAACAACCAGTTCGATCTTCAACCAAAGATGAAGATTATGCACAGACTGGCGTGTTTACTGCTAATACTAAGCTAAACGTACGGACAGCACCAAGCACAAGTGCTCAGATCGTAGCACAATACGATCCAGGTGAGAGCTTGACGTACGATCATGTATATATCAAAGGTGGCTACGTTTGGGCTCGTTATATGAGCTACAGTGGTAGTTATCATTACGTTGCAATGGGTGTCATGGGTGGTCAGGAATATGGCACGCGACGTCAAGTAGTATCTCGGCCTCAAGTTCGTAGTTATCAAGTTAGATCTGGTGATACACTTGGGGAAATCGCACGAAAATTAAGTACAACGGTGACTCGTTTACAATCAATGAACGGGATCAGAAATGCAAATCTAATTTATTCAGGTCAAACGTTGCGGTATTAGGTAGATTAAACAAGAGAACTCAAGTATAATGGCGCAGTATTGTTACTGCAATCTGGGCCAGAGAACAGTTTTTGAAGTTGGCACGAGAATGGATCTAACTGCTGTACCTAGAAAGAAGAATATTTGCGTGCACCACACGTTTTTTGACGTATTGGTCGCTTATGCGCCTGTTGTTTTAGTCTTGGTGAGAGCAGCAGTTAAATATTTCTCCAACAAGAAGAAATAACGCATAAGTTACTGAATTATTTTTTCCTAACACAAGGGAGTCGTGCCTCCCATACATAAATCTTGAAATAAATGTGACATATGCTATACTATGGCTGTTAGGAAAATAATAGTCGGTACTTATGCTATTTCAAAACAGTACTGTTTACGCCGTTGCCCCCCTTAAAAGCAACGGCTTTTTTGTTGCAAAAAAATTACCCTCTGACAGATGTCAGAAGGCAAAAATAGTTTGACAAGTGGCCAATTTGCACGAGAGCTGGGAAAATACCATGCTCACCAAATCAATATTGGCGATTCCTTGTCAATCTAATCTCAGACGTCATCTATGACTGGTTGAAAGACCACCATGAAGTAATGATACCACAGTTATCCCATACTTAACACATTTAGTGTAAAAAAATACCCTCCAACAAAAAAGTTGGAAGGTAAGACTGTTGCGAGTAACCAGCTCGCTAAGCAGGAAATGTCTCCATGCTAAGTACACTATTATATTAAATTAGATATTTATTTATGTCAAGATATTTTGTATACTTGTGAAGTACGTGAAATCTAACCAATTTCAATTAGTACAGCTGGAGGTGAACTCCTATGCTAAGTACAATTTTAAGCTTGATCTTGGCTATCTTAGTCAATCTTGTATCAAGCATCATCTATGACTGGTTGAAAGACCGTCACTAGATGAATGTGCCCCGATCGGTTTGCTGGTTGGGGTTATTTTTTTGTTGCACAATAGTTGCACAAAATGCCTACAAATAGCGTCTTATAAGGGGTGAATAATCTCACCCGGATCATATTAAATGAAATTAATAGCCGTGTAGAAAAGGCAAAATGTTGTTATATCAGCGTTTTGCCTTTTTTATTGTACAGGAAAAATGATTAAAAACAGTAAGAAATTAAAAAGTTGTTGCACAAATTATTCAGCCAGCAAAGTGAGATTTTTCTTGATCTCACTTATTTGTGTTTGCTGATATTCATGAATAAGATAGGTATAAGTATCTGCTAGTGCAATCGTATTATAAATGTATGTATTAAAAAAAGAATATGTGTAGAACTAAAGAGGCAAATGTTAGTAATTAAAGATAAAGATGGAAAGCTAAGTTGAAAGAAGTTTTAATCGATATCTTATTTGCAATGCAATTTTTCACGATATATACTTAAGAACGAATAGTATTTAAGATATTTTATAAAGGGGAAAATATATGGCAAAAGTTAGCGAGTCACAAAAAAATATCAAGATAAAAATAAAGAACAACAACGTGTATATCGTTATAGGTCTTATGCACGGAAATTTGTGAGAGAAATTGCCACCGAAGATGATTTGAATGAATTACAAGAATTAATTGCTAAACGGTTTACAGCAGGTGTAGAAAAATAGCTATAGTCTGATCAATATTTTTAGTAGAGGAAGATTAATTTGGCAGAAACAAAATCTCAAAAGAAAGCAAGTCAAAAATGGAATGAAAAAAATCGTGCTCATCGGTCATATTTAACTGCGAGAAGTAGTGCCCGTGGCTTCATTAGAAATAAAGCAACGTTAGATGATTTAAACGAACTACAAGAATTGATAAACAAGCGGTTTGAAGAATTAAAGAAATTGGACATTTAAAAAAACTACATATTTTAACTAAAAACGCCAGTGGTAAAATCAACCACTGACGTTTTTAGTTATTTTTGTATTAATGCTTGAAGCTTATCAAACAGTTCGCTTGCCTTTGAACTTAATTTTGGAGTAGAGCGTTTGAGAACTGGGGCCATATTGGTGAATTTATGTAATTCATCTTTAAAGGCCTCGTCAGTACTGTTCTTAAAGACTGTAAAGGTTTCTTCGATATATTCGGTAAATTTTGTATCAGGTTGGGTCTGTTTGAGTTCAGTTTTAAGTTTTTCTAGGGTTGCAACGACATTTTCTTTTGTACTCATAGCGATTACCACCTTTAACTAAATAAATTTATTTACACTTAGAAGAATACGCTTACAACAAAGAAAATGCAAACAAAAAGGTCGAAAAATTTCAATCTTATTTGTAATAAGATTCTATCTTTAAACGATAATGGTATCATTCATCACGTTTAACCAAATCCTGCCTTATAAATGCTAAATCCTGTGTGCTACTTGGAATCTATTTTTTAATGCAGTATGCTTAGCCAAAAACGAGGTGAGCATATGATCGAAGTAAAAAATGCGTCACTACAATATACGACTTTTAAACGACCTCAGGGATCAAAAGGTGCGATTCACGATTTTTTTAAACGTACCACCTCTTTCAAGTCAATGCTTTAACCAACATTTCTTTGAAGATTACTGAAGGTGAGATGCTTGGCTTGATCGGGAGAAATGGAGCTGGAAAGACTACATTAGTTAAATTATTAACAGGGATTTTGCCGCTAAAACAAGGTGAGATAATAATTGATCAAATGCAACCATATCAAAGGAAAAAAGAGTTTTTTAAAAGTATCGGGGTTTTATTAGGGCAAAAGTCGCAATTGATCTGGGATCTGCCAGCAAGAGATGCCTATGACATGTTGGCCACAATCTATGAAATACCAACTCAAATTTACCGTGCTCGCTTGTTGTGGTTAAGTGAAAAATTAGAAGTAACAGTTTTGTTGGATATTCCAGTACGTAAACTATCATTGGGACAATGGGTAAAATGCGAACTAATCGCAGCTTTATTGCATCAACCAAAATATTTATTTTTAGATGAGCCGACATTAGGCTTAGATTTTGTGACTCAAAAAACAATTTATCAGATTTTACGCTTGGAAAATCAAACAAATCAGACAACGATCATTACGACGTCGTATTATATTAAGGACATTGAGCAGTTAGCAGATCGAGTAGTCATTTTGAATAAAGGGAAAATTATTTTTAATGATCAATTAGAACATTTACCACATGAAGCAACAACTCAAGTTTTATTTGACGTTAATTTTTTAAATGCAAAATCGATTGAAGAAAAGCTGACATGTACTCCAAAAAAACTCAATGAGGTTTTAGCCAAACTCCCACCAGAGAAAATTTTACGGGTCAGTCAAAGAGGGATGGAACTATAA